TATTACGCAGATTTAATAAACGATGAAGCCCTGAACGCTGAAAATGCCGTAATAGAAGCATCAAATAATCCCGATATAGATAAGAGGGCTATTTCTAATCTCGTCCAAGCTAGGAGATTGAAAATAGATACTCTGAAATGGACTGCATCTAAATTGAAGCCCCAACAATATGGTGATAAGATTACCCATAGTGGAGATCAAGACACCCCGATAACTTTAAATATTGTAAATTATGCTACGAGAAATAGTACGAACAAAAAACGAGTGGGTTCTAGTACAGATTGATGGCGATCAGTTCAATGACGTTAGAAAAGTCAATGGTATTATCTCTATCGAAACCACACCTAAAATCCTAAGAGGAGAAGTCTTGAGTAATGGCGATGGAATTTACTCCAAAAGAGGAAAATTCCGAGAGCCACAAACAGACATTGGAGACATCGTTTACTTTAAAAGGGAGAAGAGAACTCTCACAGACGAAGAAAACCTTTTCCTAGTGAGGGAGAGCGATATAATGTTTAAAGAAGAAGAAAAGGAGATTAGGGGCGTTTTTGGGACTTTATGATACAAGTCTCTCTTCCCTATAACTTCACTCCCAGAGACTACCAAATAGATGCACTAAAAGCCCTTGACAATGGTTTAAAGAGGGGGGTCTTACTCTGGCATAGACGAGCAGGGAAAGATAAAGTTTGCATCAATTATACCGCGAGAGAGACACAAAAGAGGGTTGGGGTTTATTATTATTTCCTACCAACCTACCAACAAGCTAAAAAGATTATCTGGGATGGCATAGATGCCAATGGTTTTAAATTCCTAGACCACTTCCCTAAAGAAATCATTAATTCTGTAAATAATACCGAAATGAAAATCCGCCTAAAAAACGGATCGCTATTTCAATTAATCGGCTCAGATAACATAGATTCTATAGTAGGAACAAATCCCGTAGGTTGTGTATTCTCAGAGTATGCGATTCAAGACCCACAGGGGTGGGATTATATCAGACCAATTCTTAGAGAAAATAAGGGTTGGGTGCTATTCCCTTACACACCTAGGGGGAAGAATCATGGGTATGATATGTTCTACATGGCTAAAAATAACCCCGATTGGTACTGCTCAAGACTCACTATAGAAGATACGGGCGTGATGAGTCATAAGGATATAGATGAAGAAAGAAGAGCAGGAATGGATGAGGAATTAATCCAACAAGAGTTCTATTGTTCCTTTAAAAGTCCATTACAGGGTTCTTATTATTCCAAACAAATGGATGAAGCGGATGATGATACTCGTATTAAAGAAGTCCCCTACGATCCCGACCTACCCGTTGATACTTGGTGGGATTTAGGAATAGGTGATTCAACAGTCATTATATTCGTACAAGAACACTACAATGAAATAAGAATTATTGATTACTACGAGACTTCAGGCGAGGGATTACCTTATTACGTTAAATTTTTAAGGGAAAAACCCTACGTCTACAGACACCACATAGCCCCACACGATATATCAGTCAAAGAATTGGGGACGGGGAAGTCGAGAATAGAAACAGCTAGACAACTTGGGATTAATTTTGAAGTTGCTAGGAAATTATCTATCGAAGACGGGATTAACGCAGTCAGGTCGATGTTAAAACAATGTTGGATAGATAAAACTAAATGTCAAAGACTCATTGAAGCGTTAAGACACTATCATAAAGAATATGATTCGCTAAATAAGGTTTGGAAACAAAAACCACACCATGATTGGAGTTCTCATCCCTGTGATGCACTAAGAACGGGGGCTGTTGGCAGAAAAAGGGCTAAAATACCAATGAAAAAAGACAGATACGAAATTAAAAAAGGAACTAAAAGAGCATGGATGGCTATGTAGAACCATATTCAGCAGAGGATATTTTAGAAAAACGAAAACAATCCGCCAGAGTACAAGGTAATTGGCGTGATGAAGCCAGAACTGACTTTATGTTTCGTGATGGAGACCAATGGCATGAAGAAGATATTGCTAAATTGGAAGAAGAGGGAAGACCTGCCGTAACCTTTAACAGAATAGCCCCTATTATCAACTCAGTTAAGGGTAGTGAAGTCAATAATCGGCAAATGATCCGCTATATCCCAAGAACACAAGAGGATAATGGGTTAAATGAAGTATTAAGTCGTTCCGCAGCCTTTGTTCGTGATAATTGTGATGCCGAAGATGAAGAAAGTGATGCCTATGAAGATGCAATAACCTGTGGTATGGGTTGGACTGAGACAAGAGTAGATTATGATGAAGACCCAAACGGGAAGATAATCATAGAGCGTGTCCCCCCATTGCAAATGAGGTGGGACACATCAGCTAGAAAGAAGAATTTAATTGATAGAAGATGGCATTTAAGAGAAAAATGGCTACCTATTACGGAAATCAAAGAAAGATGGGGAGATGATGTAGAAATAGGTGTTCAGGACTTGACTTTTCGTGATGAAACTGAATTTGAAGAAGCCCATAACGCAACCGATGCTTGGAAATATGAAAACGATCAAATAAATAAATTTATGGATGATTCGGCAGATAAAGCCTTAATCATTCACTTCCAATATAAAGAGAGAGAATCTTACTATAGAGTAGGCGATCAGGAAACTGGGCGTGTTATAGAATTTTCCGAATCTAAGTTTAAAAAAATTAAGAAACGTATTGATGAAATGGGTACGCCCTACGTCAAACAACAAAGATGGGTTTATAAAGAGAAATATTTAGTCGGTAAAAATGTTTTAGAAGAGGGAGAAGCCCCAGTTCAGGATTGGTCTTATATGTGCCTGACCGCACATCGTGAGGAAAAGACTAATCTCTTCTATGGTGTTGTCAGAGCAATGAAAGACCCACAACGATGGGCTAATAAATTCTTCTGTCAAATCATGCACATATTCAATACTAATCCGAAAGGTGGGTTGATATATGAAAAGACCGCGATTGATGATTCTTTCGATATAGAAAGTAAATGGTCTGATTCTTCAGGAATTGTTGAAGTAGAAGATGGTGCTTTAGCGGCAGGTAGGATTAAAGAAAGAACAATGTCAAATTATCCTGCATCTTTAGATAAGATGTTGAACTTTGCCATTGCTTCCATTCGTGATGTTTCGGGTATGAATGTTGAAATGTTAGGAATGGCAGATAGAGAACAATCGGGTATTTTAGAACAGGAAAGAAAGAAAGCGGCATTAGTTATCCTAGCCCCTTTAGCTAACGCTTTAAGACATTATAGAAAACAACAGGGACGTATGTTGTTAAAGTTTATGGCGAAATACATCCCATCTAACACAATGGTACGTTATTTAGAAAGAGGACAAGAACAATATGTTCCTTTTACTAAAGACTTTGATGTCCACAAATATGACGTTATCGTAGATACCGCACCATCATCACCTAATCTTAAATCAGAGATTTGGACTAGCATGAGTCAGATGTTGCCACAATTAATCCAAGCGGGTGTTCCAATACCACCTGATATTCTTGACTTCTCCCCACTACCAGAGGGTATTTCGGAGATTTGGAAACAATACATTGTTGATAACTCCGCTAATGTTCCTCAATTACAACAGCAGTTACAGGGTCTTCAATTTGAAGCTAATCAATTAAAGAATGAAAATCAAATTCTAAAAACAAAACAACAACAACAAATGGCTGCTATGCAAAATAAACAAGCTATAGCACAAATGCAGAATCAGACTGAATTACAGAAAGCTACTATGAACTTAACGTCAGATGACCGAGATAGAATAATTGAGATACTAAAATTAGTCGCGACTCAAGATGATAGTGAAACTAAAAACGCAATAAATCTTTCTAAGATTGATAAAGAGTTAAAACAAAAAGTAGCAAGTAGTGCTTAAAGGAGATTAGAAGTGGCAAATTACATGGACTTAATTAACCAACAACGAGGGATTTTAAATCAACCAAATCAAAATATGGGTAGTGCGTTGATACCAGACCTTACTAACATTCCTGATTATGGAACACCATCGTATGAAGAAAGACTTGGCGGTGAGGGAAGATTAGCATTACAAGAACTTAGAAATCTAAACAATGAACTTCAAAATATATCACCTGTAATGAGTTATGTGCATGATGAAAATAATAAAATTGGCAAAGAAATAAGGGACGGACTTATAAAGAAACAAGAAGAGTTAAAAACCAAAAGACGTTTTATATCTGGTAATCTTCTTCCCATTTTGACTAATGAACAAAATAAATTTAGTACAGAAGATATAAAAAGATTTGTTGATGAATTTGGTGGAGACATCGAATAAACCCAAATATTAATACAGGATTTACACCCTTAGTGTAAATGCGAGTCGGGCGTAACCCGAAAGCGTTCAGTGAGGACGAAAACATGGAAAACGAAGAAGAGTTAAATGCAGAGATGGAGAAAATGCGTGAAGAAGATTCACAATTTAATCCAGAGGAAGTGGTTGAGGAAGTAGAGACTCCAAAAGTCGAAGCAACCGAAGAAGCACAAGAAACTTCAGAAGAAGTTAAAGAAGAAGTAAAGGAAGAAGTTAAAGAAGACGATAAAGAAAAGCATTGGGCTATTAATGCGATGCACGAAGAACGTGAGCGTAGGAAAGAAGTACAAGCCCAGATGAATAAGATGGAAGATAGATTCCAAAAGATACAGGAATCTATGATACCAAAAGAGCCTGAAGAACCTAAACCTGACTTTGAAGATAACCCTGCCGAGTATCTTAAAACTGAACTCGATGAAATAAAGGGATTCAAAGCACAAGCGGAACAACAGGCACAAGTAACTCAGGCACAACAACAGTTCTATGGTGATTTTACAAAAGTAGAACAAGAATTTTCTGGAAAGAATCCTGATTATTTTGATGCAGTGAAGCATCTTTATGAATCAAGGATGTCTGAGTTTAAAACGATGGGATATGACAATGATCAATCCTATCAACTAGCCCAACGCGATGCTTGGGATATTGTACAAGATGCAAATAATCGCGGTAAGAATGGAGCAGAATTAATTTATAACCTTGCTAAAACAAGAGGTTATGAAAAAGGAAAACAAACTACCGAGAAGTCAGAAATAGAGACTTTAAAGGAAGTTAAAGAAGTAGCAAAAAATACTGGTCTGGGTGCATCGGGAGATACACCAAAAGGACAAGTAAGCCTATCTGACCTCGCCAGTATGAATGATGATGAGTTCGATAAACTCACATCAGGAGATAGCTGGCGTAATATGATGGGCGGCTAATCGCACACAGCGTATCTGTGTTCCGTTTTTTCTCAAGACGTAAATTGAGACATCGTTGTACACCACGATAGTGTGTATTCGCATTAAGCGATAAACAACTAACTTAAATTAACAAAAGGAAATGTGTAAATGGCTAATACAAGTTATGGGGTTAACAACCCATCTGCGGTTAAGCTATGGTCACGCAAACTCTTTCACGAAGCACTTAAAGCTACTTGGATGTATAAGTTTATGGGAAAAGATTCCAATAACGTCATTCAAATGCACGATGACACCTCAAAAGGTGCAGGTGATCGCGTAAGAGTAATTCTCCGTATGTTGCTATCTGGTAATGGTATACAAGGTGACGGAACATTAGAGGGAAATGAAGAAGCGTTGACTACATTTACTGACGATTTGGTCATTGATCAACTGCGACACGCAGTTCGTTCAGGTGGCAAAATGTCAGAACAGCGCATCCCATTCTCAGTTCGTGAAGAAGCACGTTTAGGTCTTCAGGATTGGTGGGCTGACCGCATGGACACATGGGCTTTCAATCAGTTGGCAGGTAATACTGTCCAATCTGACACAAGGTTCACAGGCAACAATTCGGTAACCGAAGCAGATTCAGATCATAAACAAGTCGTTGGGGTTAACACCACAACTGACCAAACGATCTCTGCAACAGGTTCATCATGCGTTGCAACCATTAACATGATTGATTCGGCAGTAGAGTCAGCTAAAACGCTTGAACCTATGATTCGACCAATCAAGTTGAAAGGCGAAGACAAGTACGTTATGTTCTTCCATCCTTTCCAAGTATTTAACTTACGAACCACATCTGATACAGGTCAATGGCTTGACATTCAAAAAGCTGCTGTACAAGGGCATGGTAAGTATGATTCTCCTATCTATACTGGTGCGATGGGCGAATACAATGGCGTAGTTATTCACGAATCAAGTCGAGTACCAAAAGGTCATACCTCTGGAACTGAAAACGCAAGTGTACGAAGAGCAATCTTCTGTGGCGCACAAGCTGCACACATAGCGTTTGGTCAGGGTCATGCACCAAGTAAGTATTCTTGGGTTGAAGAACTGTTTGACTATAACAATCAACTTGGCGTTTCGGCTGGGTGTATAAGCGGACTGAAGAAAGCTATTTTTAATAGCAAAGACTTCGGAACTATCGCTTCATCATCTTTTGCCGTTGCACACTAATAGGGGGGACTAAGTATGCCTACACAAACTGGTACTGCTGTCGCTTCTGGTGTGATGCCAAAGGCGGTTCACGCTGGTGTAAATAGTGTAAGTTTCTCTTTCGATCAAGGGGCAACTTCAACTGAAGCATCAGCTACAACATTTTTAATGGGTAAAATACCATCAGGCTCTAGTATTCTTGATATTATTCACAAGACTACATACCCTGGCTCTGGTGCTTGCCCTGCTGACGTTGGTATCACCAACGCAACAGGTTCGCTATCAGCTTTAGCTTCTCAACTTACTTGTACTACAGTAGGAAGAGCAGCAAAGGGTGTTCCTTATGATGTTGATGCTTCTCAAACAGTAACTGCTGGTTACGAAACTTTAAAAATTACAGTAACTCCAGCTACTGCCACTACATCTATTGCATTGAACACAACTGTTCTATACACAATGGATAAATATGAGGGCTAAATAGCTTTTTTGCTATATGAAAAGGGGGCTTTAACGCTCCCTTTTTTTTTAATGCTTATACAGCGATAAATCCCAAGGGTACGTTATGACATTACAAGAAATATTTGATGAATCAGTTTCTCTTATTGAAGAGGACTTAGAAAAAGCAATAGGCGGTTTTCACTTTTTATTAAACAATGATCCCAATAGTAGTGCTTTAGTTTTTTATATTGGCACTTGCGAAATGAAAAGGGGTAATTTTGGTGTTGCTATAAATCTTTTAAAACTTTCCACAACAATGAAAGGAAAGCCTTTCCCAGAAGCGTGGAATAATTTAGGTTGGTGTTATCACGAACAAGGGTTAGTTGGTGAAGCTGATAAATGTTTTCAAAAATCTTTGGAATTAAAACCAGACTCAGCAGATATACATAACAATGTAGCTAGTTGTTATGTTAATAATGGCACACCTGACAAAGCAATTAAAATACTTAAAAAAGGATTAAAGTTAGACCCAAAACACAATCAAATTCCTTGGAATATAGGATTAGCATACTTAGAAAAAGGTATGTGGGTAGAGGGTTGGAAAGGTTATGATCGTGGTTTAGAGTCAGGTCACAGGACAAGACGAAATTACCACAAGGATGTGGAGACTCCCCTATGGAAGGGTGAGAAAGGACACACTGTTGTTATTTATGGGGAACAAGGCATTGGTGATGAAACAATGTTTGCTTCTATCTTGCCTGATGCAATAAAAGATGCAGATGTTATTTTTGATTGCCACCCAAGATTAGTTAATATATTTAGAAATTCATTCCCCGATATACCTATCTTTGGCACTAGAAAAGAAAAAGAATTAGATTGGTGTACTAAAGAAAAGATTGATTCATGCTTACCTATTGGTTCTTTAGGTGGAATGTATCGAAAAAAGTTAAAAGATTTTCCAAAGAAACCTTATATAAAAGCAGATGATTTTCTTGTAAGTAAAATTAAAGAACGTCTTAATACAAAGAAACCTATCGTAGTAATACATTGGAAAGGTGGTACTGCTAAAACTAATAAGGATTTCAGATCAGTCGGTTTAAAAGAATGGAAACCTATTCTTGAAAAAGATTGTGAATTTGTATCTTTACAGTATACAGAAAATGCACCAGAAGTTGTTAAAATGGTTAACGAAGAATATGGCGTTAATATACATCATTGGGAAGATGTTGTTGCTGACATGGATTGGCAGACAGCAGCACTTCAGGCTAGTGATTTAATAATTTCGGTTAATACATCTATCGTCCACATAAGTGGTGCTTTAGGTAAAGAGTGTTGGTGTCTAACGCCAACAAAATGTGCGTGGAGATACGGACTCAAGGACGAGCAAATGGCTTGGTATGGTTCGGTAAAACAATACCGAGAAACAAATGGGTGGACTCCCATTGTTCAACAAGTTGCAAAAGACCTTGAGGAGAAGTTATGTTAATAACTGAAGAATATAGAGAACTTAATAAAGAGTTACATAAAGATGATGAAACCTTTGGTATCACATCAAGAAAGTATACAGACTCTATTCTTGATATGTGTAATTCTATTAATGAAGAAGATGTTCTTGATTATGGTTGTGGTAAAGCTGAACTTTCAAGGTTTCTTCCATTTAAAATACAAAACTATGATCCATGTATAGAGAAGTTCTCTAACAGACCAAGACCAGCTAATGTTTTAGTTTGTATTGATGTGTTAGAACACGTTGAACCAGAATGTTTAGATGACGTTTTAGATGACATACATAGTTTATCAAAGAAAGTTGTTTTTTTAACTGTTTCAACAGAAATAGCAAGAAAAGAATTGCCAGATGGTAGAAATGCTCATTTAATTGTTCAGGATTATACGAAGTGGTTACCTAAATTATGGGAACATTTCATGATGGTTAATTATTCCAAAGGTCAATTTGGATTTATTTTTGTAGGAGAACCAAAGTGAAAGAACCTATAAAAGTATTCATTGGTTATGACCACGCAGAAGCTGTTGCTTATCACACTTTATGTCATTCAATAATGACTAAAGCATCAGTACCAGTTTCTATTACTCCTATATGTTTAGATAATCTAAAAGATATATTTACAAGAAAAAGAGATGAAAAACAATCTAATGCGTTTTCTTTTTCAAGGTTTTTAGTTCCTTATCTTTGTGGTTATAAAGGTAAAGCAATCTTTATGGATTGTGATATGTTATTAAGAACTGATATAGCTGAGTTATTTGAACATTTTGAATTTTATTATGCAGTTCAAGTTGTTAAACATGATTATATCCCCAAAGATGATAAGAAATATTTAGATAATGTACAGCATGTTTATGAGAAAAAGAATTGGTCATCAGTTATGTTATTTAACTGTAGCCATAGTCATACAAGAAGATTAACCCCCGAATACGTTAACACAGCTTCTGGTCTTGAACTTCATCAGTTTAAATGGACTGAAGAAGAAAGGATTGGAGAGATTCCAAAAGAATGGAATTGGTTAGTCGGGGAATATGGGGTTAATTCCGATGCTAAGATAGTTCATTATACTATAGGCACTCCATGTTTTTATGAATATGAAGATTGTGACTATTCGGAAGAATGGAAAGAGCAGTATCGTGATATGAACCATTGCGACCAAATATTTATGCCACAAATAAAAGTTTCTGCAAAATGAGCAGAAGAAGACAAACTTTAAGAGAGAACCAAGAAGAGTTACAAAAGAAAAAAGATTATTCTTTTAAAAAAGGAATGAAAGAATGTCCAGCCTGTGGTCTTAAAGTAAAAAGAGGATTACATATTCACATGAAATATTGTGATGAAATAAATAATATTTAACGAGGGTAAGATGGCAACATTAACAGTAACATTAACCGAATCTGTATCATTAAATGATAGAGAACAAGGTGCAACTAATTCATTTACTGTAGCTAATGTAGATGAAACTATGAAAAGGATTGTAACTTGTCCTGCAAGCGCAACAACTACAGTTGCGACATTTGCAGCAGCAACTAGCACATCAGTAGGGGCTATTGATGTAGATGATTGTAAATATATTCGTGTTACAAACTTGGATAGTACAAATGCTGTTGAATTAGCCGTTGTTGGTGCTGCAACTTTGTATCAGGTAACACTAGCAGCAGGACAATCTCATGTATTAGGTAGCCCTGATGCTTGTATGTTAGCCGAAGCTGATACTTCTCCTAGTTTTGGAACTATGGCTGATGTTGCTTCATTACAAGTTAATCCAGATAGTAATGCGGTAAGTGTTGAACTATTTATAGCGAGCGCATAATTATGAGCGACTATGGAAAAATAAAATCACGCATATCAAGAGAAATGAAACGCGGTGAACTTTCCGTAAGTTCCACCGCAGTTGCTCAATCAGTTATTGACTCTATTAATCACTTTGCAAAAAGAAGATTTTGGTTTAATACAGGCTTTGAAGAAGTAGTAACAACACCAGATACTGCGACTATAGGTTCAGCCGTAACTGGTATTATAAAAATAGACTCAATGAAAGCTGCTATTGGTAATAGAGATTATCCTTTAAGTCCTATGACTTATAGAGAAATGGAAAGAATTGATTCGGGTCAATGGTCAGGTTACCCAGAGTATTATGCTCATTACAACAATAGTATTAGACTTTATCCTATTCCTAATGCAACTTACACAGTTAAAGTTTCATATATAAAGAAACTTACTGATGTAACTCTATCCTCAGTTGCTACTTCAACTAATGAGTGGGTAGATGACTGTGAGTTAATGATTAGGAAAAGAGCAAAAGGCGAATTATTTGAAAACGAATTAAGAAATGTACAAGAAGCACAAATGATGTTTCAGTCTGCGGAACAAGAATATAAAGAACTCAAAAGACAAACAGATGGCAGACAATCTGGTCGTGTCAAAGCTACAACATTCTAATGGATTATTCTGCATTAAATCCTAAGAAAAATAATACTAATGGCGCACTTGGAATTAATCAATTTAATGATTTAATGAGTTCATTACGCCCTACTGGTGGGACTGATTTAACCTTTAGACAAGATGAAGAGGGCGATACTACTTTAGGCGCAAAAGGTAATGTTGGGCTTGGTTTTCAACGCGGAGATGTAAACGCTAATGTTAATGCACAATTTGGTTTACCAGATTGGACTGCATTACCAACAATGATGAGCGATCCAAATCTTTCTGCAAATTTTCTTGATCGAGCAATATATCAACCAGAAACTGAAAACGATTATCTAGGGGCTGACCTTAATATTAATAAAGGTAATTTTAATTTTGATTGGCACTCAGTTCCGAGGGACATTGACACAATAAACGCAAGATATAATCTTGGTAATAATTCTAATATTACTGCTTCAAGAAGACCATTGCAAAATGTAACTGGGTTGTCAATAGATGAACCAGCATATATGTTGCGATATAATAAAACGTGGGATTGATGAGAGATACTAATGTACGTTAAAACTTTAGGTTTTGCACCAGACTTACCACCTGAAACAGCAGGGGTAATGATAGATTGTGATGGCTTTATCCCAACAGCAGGTGGTATGGAAGCTGTTAGTAGCGGAGAAGATGCAAGTCTTGGCACTTTATCTTCAACAGCTATTGGTCTTGCTACAGTAAGAAGATTAGATGGTACAAGGTTAACATTCGCAGGGACTACTACTGACTTATATCATGGCACAGGTTCATGGGGTAAAGTAACAAGGTCTAGTGGTGAGTATGCTGTATCATCAAATCAGTATTGGACGTTTACTCAATATGGCAATGTAACTCTTGCTGCTAATGGTTCAGACCCAATACAAGTTATGAACTCTGGCGATTCTGTATTTTCTGATTTAACTGCTTCTGTTGTTGCTAAGATTGTTCTTGTTGTTAATGATTTTATATTTGCATTTAATACAAATGAAACGACTTATGGGGAAACTCAAGATAGATGGTGGTGTTCGGCTTTAGGAGACTATACTAATTTTACTCCATCTATCCAAGTACAATGTGCTACTAATAGATTAACCGATACTTTTGGTGGGATAGAAGCAGCAGCACGTTTTGGTGATGATGTAATTGTTTATAAACCACAATCAATGTATATCGGAAGATATATTGGCGCACCTTTTATTTGGGACTTTAGAGTTATATCAGACGAAGTAGGGGCTATTGGAGTTAACTCCGTTGTTACTATAGGTGATCCCGTACCATTACAATTCTTTGTTGGTTATGATGATTTCTATATCTATGATGGTTCTCGACCAAGAGTAATAGGGCATACCGAACAAGGCTCAATTATATCAGATCATTTCTTTAACGATTTAAACAACACACATAGAAATAAGATAATAGGAACACATGATAGTAAAAACTCAAGAGTATTTTGGTTCTATCCAAACAATTCTTCCAGTGGTACGCCTAATAAGTTTATTTGTTATAACTACAGGTCTAAGCAATGGGGTAAAGGTTCTTTAGATGTAACTGCTGCAACTACTTACTTTGGTTCGGGTACAACTTATAATGATTTAGGTTCATTGTATTCTACTTACCATGATTTGCCTGACTTACCTTATAGCACTGCTTTTTTAGGAACAGCAACTCCCGTATCTGCTTTCTTTAAACCTAATAAAGTATTCTATCAACTAACTGGCACACCATCGACAAACTCTTACACCACTAATAACTTTGGTGAAGATAATAAGATGACTGTCATTAATAGGATGCGACCAAGATTTACCACCAACCCAACTACGGGTACTCAAAAGACAATGTATAGAGATTCATTAGGAGATTCCGATGTAACTCTATCCTCAACTGCTAACCTAACTGATAATTGTTTTGATGTTGTTAATGAAGCTAGGTGGCAATCATTCAAACATGAGTATACTGGTAGCATTGAGATAAATGGAATAGATGTTGAGGGACAATCGGGTGGGTTAGAATGATTAACACAGAAAGATTCTTTAACTTATTAGCAGACTCAAACTTAGAGTATGACTTACAAAAACAATTTATTGAATTGGCTAATGAGATAAATAATCTAAACGAAGAGACTGATGCAAAACGATACGCAATACTGGGGACTGAATGAGTTTCTTTCAAGAGAAAAAATTTAATAATGTAAGACCTGATGGTTCAGCAACTGCTGTCACCTTAGTGGCAACTCAAGTTAACTCAACTAGGATTATAAAGAATATCTTTGTTAGTAACTCAGGTGCTGCTACTGAGTATGGGATTTATCATAGTGCTTCATCAACAGTAAGTGCTGCGCTTTACCACAACGTGAGTATAAGCGCATCAGCCACAGTAAAGATTTCAACTTACATACCAGTTGAATCAAGTGGTAGTCCTGTTGTAGTGATAGCTAAGAATCCAACTTTGACTTTTACAGCTTATGGCGCGGAAGTAATAGAGACACCTTTTAACAATTAAAAA